AGATCAGAAAATCAGCGAACTATCAATATGGAAGTTTTTGCGAGGGTTTTTCCCTGGCTTAGACGACCTAAGTTGATAGTCACCCGAAGAGTTTTACTGCACCCCGTTTAGGGGGCCGAAAGGGTTACATGGCCTATACCAAAGATAAGAGCATTCGGTACGGCGCTCGAGTACTAGGTTCCAATTCTGAGTCCTTAACGTATAAGAACCTTACACAAGTCTCTAGTGTTAAAGTCCTTACGCGCCAAAGAACTGGAGTTGGATTGCCTAAGTACAAAGACGTCATATCGAGTGGCGGAAACGCGACTACTCCCTTATCGGGAACGTTCTCTTCACTCGAAGCAAGCCGTAACAGTGCGAGCTTGACGTTTATTCGTATTGCTACTGGCGCCCGAGTGGTGCAAAAGTCGTGGGGTGATTTTGCTGCCCATGCGACTGGAGCTCCAACTTGGGGGGGTGGATGGTCAAGTAATGCAGGTGCCCGGGCTGCGGCAGGGTACTTTCAGGACGTCAGGAAGGCGCAGGTTGCTGTTTCAGGACCTACGTTCCTTGGCGAACTGAGAGAAACTATCCGCATGTTGCGTAAACCTGGAGCGGCTTTGTGGGACAGTATCGGACGTTACCTCGATGATGTTAGTAGAGCTAACCGCGATAACAAGCGGCGCTACTTTAACAAAAAGAAGGCAAAGTACGGTAGGAATCTCTCAAAGATTGCTTCTGGTTTATGGCTTGAGCATGCCTTCGGATGGGTTCCTCTCATGATGGACATAGCGGATGCTGGCAAAGCCCTCGATTCTCTCCTTGAACCGGAGAGGATAATGAAGGTTTCTGCTGGCGGCCACGATGCCAAACTTGTGAGTAACATATCCGGCACCTCTACGATGCATCCTCCTGACTCTTTTCTCTACTTTACTGTTAGAGGAAAGCAGATGGAGCATGTTGTCGTTAGGATTAGGGCAGCTGTAAAAGCTCAAGCAGCGGCGACCTATGCAGATAAGATGGCTCGTTTCGGTTTTACACCGTCGGAGTTCATACCTACTGCTTGGGAACTTCTCCCTTGGTCGTTTCTCTTGGACTATTTCGCCAATATTGGCGATATTCTGGCTTCAACTTTCACAGACACTAGCAGCGTCATCTGGACTGCGAAGTCCGAGATTCACAAGGTGGTTAAGTACCAACTTTTCCAGCTTGATACGTCTCGGATTAACAGTACAGTTGGCGGGGCTAAATATGTGGAGTTGTTGACAGGGTCCCCGGGTTATGTAAAATGGACGATATC